ATGTTACGTTCTCATCAGCAACTAATGCTTCTCCATCTTGAAATTGATTAAAGGAATAATTGTTGTTAGAATTAGAATATTTTACATAAATTGTCAGGTCTTCAACTTCTGCACCATCTGGAAAAGCAACATATTGAATTTTTGCTGTTGTTCCTGATACTTGACCAGTTATTTTTTTACCTATGAAATTATTAATATAAACAGAAACATCTACACCAATGTTAGTTTGGTTTAATTTTACAGCGTAAAATTGATTATCATAAGATATATTTCCTGGTCTTACTACAGTTCCATCTTTGAAAATATGACTTCCAAAAGATTCAACTTGATTTTGTAAAATTGATTGAAGAGTTGTTAACTCTCTTGCTTGAACTGGATATCCTGGCTTAAATAAGACCTTGTAAAAATTTTTTTCTGAGTCAAAATCATCAAAATATGGGTTGATGTTTAAGTCTGTTTTTTGTGCCATCTTTTTTAGAATTCCAGAACGATTTTAATGTCTTCTTTTTGTCTTACGTTTCTTTCTACAACTGGTCTATTATCAATATAGATAATATCACCCGTCTTTTTATTTATCTCTGGATTAGAAAGACCCGATGTAAAATTAACTCCCAAACTTACTCCGTTAGAAGTACTTCCCGTGAATCCTGCAGAAACAGTTGTGTTTGTAGTATCCTGGAAAACTATAGAATTTGAACTGTTAAAGGATACAATGTTTGAAACAACACTAACATTATTTCCGTCAGTTTCATTTAAAGAATTGCTGAAATACAAAGATCTATCTTGATAATACTTAAGAACTTTTGTATCGCTATCGTAAGATGCAATATATCCTTTTGCTATCTGCGTGGATGATTGTGTTTGTGTAATTCTTTGACCAATAACTGGAGTGCCCGTATATCCATCATCCAACTTAATACCATATAAAGATGAAAAAGTAGATCCAGTATAAGTTGTTACCCCAGAAGCATACTCCTTTGGATTTTTAATAATACCTACCTGAGCAAATTGAGTATTGGTAGGAAAATCTCTAGTTGAATCATCAAATCTAGCATAAACTAAAACTCTATCAGCACCCAATTCCTCATAGATGTCATATCCATGACCTCTGGATGGTGGAATAATTGGAATTAATTTTGCTGGGGGAGAAGCAATTGTTCCACTTCTTTGAAGGTCTACAACGCCCCATGTATAACCACTACCACCAGCAACAACGTTAGTTCCAGTAATTTTTCCACCAGTTGTTGTAATTTCAACTTGAGCACCAGAACCATCACCTAAAATATTATAAATTCCATCACTATATCCACTAGTGCCTTGACTCTCAATATAAACTTTTTTAATTTGATTGTTATTTACCTCAGAGTCACCACCATCTCTTACTCGTGATATTTCTGGATCAGTGGAAGATCTCCAATTGTTTGGAAGAACAATATATTCTGATGAATCAAATTTAACAATGTCACTTGGTGCAATTGTAAATAAGTATTTCCAAAGATATCCATCACTTCCAGCAGCAAATGGTGCAAGGTCTGTAGAAACTGGTTCAAACTTGGATCTTTCACCTTTCAAATTAGTTCCAGAAGATCCATTATCAATACAGATATAAACTCTAAAATCTTTATTAACTACGTAATAATTTGAATCATATAATCTAAGCGATTCTGAAACTGGAGTTAAATTTGATGCGCTATAATCATGTCTATACATGTCATAGGCAGTATTTGAAGTCCATTCAACCTTTCTTATAACTCTTCTAATATTTTCAGAAGTTACTCTTTTTCCAAACAAAGAAGTATCTCTGTAGTGAGATGCATACTGTTGATTGTCCGTTGGATTTGGTGGTGTTCCATCATTATCGTCCCACACATCAGTTCTTCCAAACCCAGTCACCGCTGGATTTGATAGTCCCAAAAAGACATAATAAGAATTGTTTGAATCTAAAACAGAGTCTACAAAGTTGCTCGCATTAAATATTCTAAATTTATCTGTTATTAACGCAGACATATTGATAGTTTTTTAGATATTTATACAGATTTTATGAATTAGATGGTGTAAATTGATCCTTTGTTTCTTAAAGAACCAGAACCACCTCTTCTTGTAACCACTGGATATGTTGCAAGTCCAGAAACCACTCTTCCAGTTACACCTATTGCAATTGGATTTGATCTACTCAAATCAACTGTATTTGATAATCTACCCCATGAGAAATTACCAACGGGATAATCAGCAGTTCCTGTTGTATCAATTCCACTCAAGTTTGAATTAGTATCAACAAAACAGGTAACAACTCCAACAGTCCCTCCAGTAACAGAAACAGACTGAATGTGATAAATGTTATCTATGTAAGTAGTTCCAATACCAATCACTTCGGTATTGGAAGAGATAATAGAGGTAACTCCATTTCCAACCTTAGTGTTTGTTATGTAAATTGGATATCCAGACTGAAGATTTGTTACGTCATCAATTGTAAATTCTATTCCAAGTTGTGGTGAAGATATAGAAGTAATTCCAGTAATAGATCCACTTACTCCTTGAATAGTTGTAAAGTTGGACATAAATTCAACATAATCAATTGGATCAGTTGTTCCAACACCAACGGAGGCGTCATCAATCACCAAAATATCAAAGGAAGATATGTCTGGATTTTCATATCCGAATAATGTAACATCATCAACAAATATTTCAGTATCAGTAGTAGATATTCCACTAATAACATTTGCAGTTGGGAATATTAAAGCTTTCAAAGATTCTCTTGCTTTAGATACCACTTCACCATTTATTATTTTGTCAGATTTTTGCTTTGTCCATACTAAAGGTTTTTGTTTTGTTTCATCAGTTTCTATTCCTGGACCACTATAAGGATTAGTTTCAAATTTATTGGAGAACGTGAGATCAGTAACAGTCCTTTGATCTTGCTCTACAGAACCAGACACCAAATTATTTTTTAAAGCTTGTACAATATCACCTTTTTTCATTGTTTCATCAACGTCTGCCGATAATATGTCAGCATCTATTCCTTTATAGAAGTAAATCGTAATATCATCCTCTGCTCTAGGTGCAGTGGTAAATTGTATTGATGTTCCACCACCAAATATATACGCTTCTTCTGGTTCTTGGATAATACCATTTATGAACACTAAAAGACAATTTGCAAGATTAATTCTACTACCTTCTTCTTTCTCTATACTACGCAATTCACCATTATAACGAAGTGGGAAAGTTACTCTAGTGCCATTTTGTAAAGATGAAATTGAATCGACCATATCCAATTCTCCAAATTCCCAAGATGCGAATTTGTCAGTATATGTGTCAATAACGGTTATTTGGAAATCTTGAAGTGGAGATGCTAATCTTGCATCTGTAACTAATCCTACGGGTTTGAAAACATCACCTCTTTGGAAAGAATATCCTAGTTTTGTAAACTCAAAATCAGTAACTCCAAAGTAAGTTGCACCCGCTCCAGTTTCCCCTACAGTGCCTACTTTCAGACTCATTGACAGTCCAATACCAGTTGTAGTTGTTGAACCAATACCAAGTCTAGAAACACCTATTACAGGAAGGTTTTCATAAGATGGTTCTGATACGAATATTGATGGATTGGTATATCCAGTACCTGGACCAACTATACTGAATGCTAGAGTTCCGCCAGCACCAACAGTTGCTGTTATCGTTGCTGCAGAACCAGTATGTCCTGTTTCTGTAACAGCAACACTTACTGTTCCAAAATATCCAGATCCATAAGATCCTCCAGTTAAACCTGTTGTTATTCCTGTAATCGTTCCACCAGCACCAATTACTGCGGTGACTGCAGCACCAACAAGAGGAGCAAAACCAAGTCCACTAGTAGAACCATATGAAATTATAATTCCACCTCTCGGAGTTTCATTCACATTGACATCATAATCTGAAGAATAGAAAACTGCTGGATCAGTGTCTGGTTTAGTAATACCAGAAAATACTATACTGGATATTCCTGGAGCTGGTGATGTTGTTTCCAGTATTTCAAAATTACCAACAGGATTGTTTCCAGTTGATGGTTGTTGGAATATTCCATTTATTAAAACTATACCATTTCCACCAGTTGTTCCAATTCCAGATGTATTTGCTCCACCAACTTGAAGAGTAAATGTTCTACCAATACCATTAAATTGATTTGAAACATCATCGTATATTTTATTAGTTGTATAATCGGATCTTAAGAAAACTCTGCCACCAAATGTAGAAGTTTCAAAGTCTAAATTTGATTCTGTTTTATCTATTTGTGGATTTCCTCTTGGAGGTTCTATGAAATGAATTTGATTCTCTACAATGTTATATGCTCCTCTATAAACATCTACTTGTGTAGATGCTGCATAGTTTGTAGCAGAAGTTCCAACAACTCCCCTATCAACTAATACCAGTCCTATTGTTCCAATTCCACTTATTGGTCCAGAAGATGTGGTTCCAAATCCAACATTATTCACCTTCAAATATTCATCGCCAATTTTTAATATGTCGGTTGGATTTACGGTTGATATTCCAGACAGAGCAAATACTGTTGATGCAGTTCCAATTGATCCAGATAAAGTATGACTTACACCAGAGAAAATAATTGGGTGTTGAATTAATTCGTCAATGGTAATGATCGTTTTATTTACTTTATTGAACATTTCAAACTGGTGAATATTTCCTCCACCAAGATTTGTAAATGTTACTGCTGTTCCACTTCTAACTGTAGAAATTTGGAAGCTGTCATCATCAGAAACAATCGCAAATACTGTAGATGGTAATGTATCAGTTGCTCCACTGGTTGGATTGTTGTATGTTAATGCTGTAGTAGCAACTCCAATAATTGAAGATTTTGGAGTATAAATCAGTTCCTCATTATTTTTAAAGAAGTGATTTGTTATATTAAATGTACCAGTGGTAGCAATCAAAGAGTCCGTATCTTGTGGATCAAAGATTTTTACAAAAACTGGAGTTCCATCGCTAGTTAATTCAAAATTAGTTCTATTAATTCTAGTTCCATTGATGGAATTGAAGAATTTTACCTGTAGTTCTTCTTCAAGATTACCATATTCCAATTTTTCTGGAATATTTCTTATATCTAAATCTTTATAGAAAGATTGACTAAATGCGGATATTTCTACATTGTAAGAAGAGTATTCCGAATCTGGAGTAAAGGTTAAATCAAATGTTGCTCCAGAATTGTCACCACCAAAAGTTCCTATACCAATTGCAGTATCAAAAGTAGAAATTCCACTAACGGAAAGCAAAGCAGACTGTTGAACATAAACATCAGCATTATCTTGTATCATCATAACTTGATGAACTGCTTTAGTAGATCCAATGCTTACTTCAACCAAAGCTTTAACTGCATTGAAATAATCTTTATTGAGGGAAAGTATTGTTGTCGTGCCCAAACCAACAACATTATGTGATTGATATATTGCAGTTCTTTCGGAACCATCTACTTGTCTGTCTGTTTTAAATCTATAAGTTCCTATTCCAATAGATGTTGTACCAAAACCAACTATTTTTGCTCTTATTGTATTTGTATTTGATGATATATTATTGTAATTTAAAGATAAAATACCACCATCTATATTGGAATCAAATGAACCAATAGAATCTGTTGTAAATGTAGAATTAGTAAAATCAGAATCTGTATAATATTCGGATATGAATGTATTTGTTCCTATACCAACAACATACAATTCAACAAAATTCATCTCATCAGTCGCATTATCTATTACCTGAACATTGGCATATAGAGATCCAAAATTACTAGAATTCAGTTCAACAATTGAAGACGATGAACCTGACCCTACTACTTTATTTGAATTGATTAACTCAATAAATCCTACTGAAGTGCTTCCAATTCCTGCTGATGATGAAGTAAATTCATTCTTTATCAACTTCAAATCATAATCAGTATCATAAGCGTCTACAGGTATAAATCTTAAGTAGGTATCGCCAAAATCATCGGTAAATAATTCAAATTCTCCGTATGAGTTATCACTATTATAAACACTTGATTTTTGTGAAATAAATTGATCATCACCAGTGTTTAAAGTAACTAGTTCGGTGAATTGAATTTCTGAATCATCAGAATTAGAAATTCTGAATAAGTAATTATTGTAAGTTGTTTGACCATCAAATTTTTGTATGTTTAAAAATTCGCTTGGACTATCCTCATAATATGAGAACAAATTACTGATGTCATCAAATTTTAAAACTTCTGTATTTACCAATCTGAAATAATCTGAAAGGGTAGTATTTTTTAATCTTAGATACTTTGAAGTTCCGTCAACAACATCGTCATCTGTTACAAAATCAAAATTATAAATTGCATCAACTCTGTGCGAATCTGAAATTTGTTGGAGGTATATGCTTGAATCTGCACTAGAAGCAGCGCCAACAAATGAATTATTTTCAATTTTAGTATCTGCAAAATTCTTCATTCCACTAGTGTGGAGTATACTAAAGACTGGAGATTCTAAAGTGCTATATTCCTTAGTGCTTTTTACAGTATATGAAAGGTTTTGATAATAATCATTGTCAGCAACCACTTGAGAGTCTGAGTTTAACTCACCAACACTATCAGACCATCCAAAATCATTCAATGAAGAATAATTAATCTCATATTTTCCAGAGTATTTTGCAATCTTGTCTACGGTTGCTGTAGTTCCACTTTCTTTACCAACGATGGTTTGTCCAACAGTAAGATCATACAGTCCTTCTACAGTCAGATAATTACCAACAGACTCGGTAACTACCAGGTCTAATTCGTTATTATTAAAAACGAGTGGTTCCCCAATTAAGAAGTTGGTTTTCTTCAAAGAAATATCAAATACTGGATAATCATCTTTGTTTACTAATATGCCAGATCCATCCTGTATTGTTTTTGCTATTCCTGTATTTGTAGTTAATCCAGCAACACTAAATTCTACCAAATCATATGGAGAACTAGTAGTATAATTTGAAACTTCTAAAAATCTATATCCATAGTCTTCAGAGTTAAATCCTGTTCCATCTGAACTATCTTGTTGAATTCCTTCAATGAAAACTTCATCACCAATATTAAATTCAAAAGCTTCAGAAGGTTTTGTTATTTCACAAGTAAATATTCCAGATCTGGAAGATTGCATTCTTTGAATGGTTATTCCATTACTATTATTAACTGCTATTATTTCAACAGAATTATCAGGCAACCCTTGTGGTTCTCCCACAATATTTACTGATTGAATGGAACTGCCAGTTAAAGTTGCTTTTAATAATCCAGAGTTTATTACTTCTTTAGTGCTACCATTTAAAATGATAATGTCTGGTGGAGAAAGATACTTACTTCCACCATCGTCAATTAAAATTTGATCTAAAGTATTGGAATCTCTAACAGAAATTTGAGAAGGAATGGAAACATTTGGTTGCAGTGTAACATCAAATGGATATTCAAATTGATCATTTAATATTTTTATTTCTTTAATATTACCAATAGTATTAGATT